TCTTGCGTATTTCCTAAGTGGTCTCCTGCTGCTGTTATCCCAAATGATTGAGAGGACTCATACCATAAATCAGGTTCAGCATCCTGAGGGTCTGACTCAAATACTATAGTATTTTCCGTACGTAACACTTCAATTAATACATCTAATTTTACTTTCTTTTTCTTTAAACCTGATATGCCAAAGGTACTTACTACATTAAAATAATCTCTTGTTCCATCATTCCATATTACAGACTTTACTTCAATTGGAGGTAAAAAGCTGACCTGTATAGGATGAGCTCCTGATTGGTCATAATTTGGACCTGTTATAGTACAACTACCTGAACCTGTATCACATTCTTCTACTGCTTGAGCAGATAAAGCAGCATCTATATTGTCTCCTTCAAACCATTCTTGAAAACTATTATAAAACTGAGATGAGGTAAACGTCGCATTAACTTTCCATAAATTTATAGGTTGTACTCTTTTATTTTTTATTTTTATTTTTATACGTGAACCTGCAGGTATAGTGTATGGTATATATGACCCGGGATTAGCAGGGTCTTCCCGGTCTATTGGATAGTTTACTTGTCTAAATCCTGCACCCTCATCACTTCTAGTACCATATGTAACAAATGGCAAGTCTCCTACAGCAGTGCTAAAGTTATTTGCCCTTATCTGCATGTAAGTTCCTGCCGGAACAAAATCAATTGTATTACCGTCACCATCTATAGGTTTGTCGGGGTCTAAGAAGTTTTTTTGCTTCGCCTCCTTTTCTAGCACTGTAACCCATGTACACTCGTCCTTAGCCCCACTTGTATCCCTCTTTACAATAAGCTCATCGCCCTCCTCAATCTTCTGAGAGTTCTGACCCTCTAACAAGAAGTAATCAGCACCTGAACTAGGGTCTCTAAAGAAGAAGTTTGTGTATATCGTGTCGTAGTCTTTCTTGTCAGGCTTGATGCAGAACTTGTACCTCTTAGCCCAATACGGAGCTACCTGTGTAGCAGGTATAGTAACGTCAATTGTGTTCTTAAATTCTGAAGAACTACAAGGAACGTGTACATTATTCTGTGGACTAACGAGTGCAGTCGTACTCCTACCGTACTCGTCCATGTATATGATTCCAACCTCGTAGCCTCTATTGCTGTGTAGACTAGATGGGCTTCCTATCTTTTGGTAAACGGCATCAGCATTTGTAATAGTGTAATACTCATAGCTTGTCTGAGTTATCCCCGTAAATGGTGACGCTACATCAACGAAAGCCATAGCAGGAATTTGAAATCCGATAGTAGTAATACTTGGACTGCTCAGTAATCTAATTGGCTCATCTACCTGAAGGACACCACTCTTGTACTTGTATAGCGTTGGAGTTCCTGCTAATTCATTAGGTATGGTGCAGTTGAATATGTCTGTAAATGTAGAACCATTGCAAGAGTTTGTTACAGATTCAATACCTCCGGCAGTACCAACCTTATCAATAAAGTCAGGGTCAGTAGATAGGTCGTAAGGACTGTTAAAGTCTTGTTGAAGTCTATAGTTAAATGTGATTATTTGTTCTTGTGTTGTTTCTACAGGATATGGAGTATCACCCGACCATTGGGCGTGCTCAAACCTTAGAGTTATACTAATCAATGCCCCTGCAACTAAATTTACTCCCGCAAAATCAACGTATACTATTGAGTCTGTAACAGTTGTAGATATATTATTGTCAATATAATAAGGTTGATTATCATCAAGTGTATGTGTTAAAGTTTCCAACCCCACCTCCTCACTAGATAGCGTGGTTATGTACTCAAGCTTTAATGCATCGTCGTTTAAGTCTATTAGCTTATAGTCCTCTAAATAGTTACCATAGAACAGTCTATTACCCATAAGCGTCTGTGCCTGAGCAAGACGTGGAACGTTGTCATAAAGTCTTAGTATCTCAGACTCGGGAAGTATTGTGAAAATCTTGCTATTGGTAAACACGTATGACTCATCCGTATCATTAGAAAGACCTAATACATCCTTGTCTAATTCCTCTATAACCTTTATTACTGAAGAGTTCATGTCCTTAAACAACAGCTCTATTGATTTAACTAATTCTCCGCCTGTATTGAAAACAATCTCACACTGATTAGTGGTGTTTAGCATACCCTCATTTAAAGCCGTAGCAATGTCATAGTTGAATGTACCCGGCAAGAATGTTGGTGCTGAAAACTGAGAGGTTGCAGAGTACTCGTTGTCACTGTACCTGTACCTGTAAGCAAATGATATAAACCTATCTTCCAAGAAGTTGTCCTCTGAACTTGTAGTTAGTGGAGTAATCTGTGGTGAGTTTATTGGTGGCTTCTTGATTACAAGTATAGCCTCTTCCTCAAATCCGTCTACTCCTGATGAAGGATTCCCATAACTAGTATTAACGTTTATGCGTCGTGGTGCGTTGTAGTTGTCTGTAAAGAATAGTAAATCCTCAATTTTGTTCACACCCGTTATCAAGTACTTGTTGTTAAAGTTTAGCGTGGTGTTAACACCTCCCCCATCATCAACAGATATTACGTGATAAGTTGTTATGCTTGTGTTGGTGTTGTATGATACTATCAGGTCTAACTTCCCTGTAGAAGATGGAGTAAAGTTTGAGTCGTGTACAAACCAATACAGCGTCTCATTAGCACCATCATCGAATGCACCGATACACCTTGCATCGTCACTCAATTCAGTTCCATCATACTGCAAGTTGGTTAACACTATATTCCCCTTAGTGTTTTCAATCACACCTATCTCAGAGCCTTCACTAGAACCCATACGGGCATTCAATGCGTCGATGTACTCACCGTTTGGAACGATTCGTTCATCAACCATTTTATTCATCTTGCCCTTAATAAAATTTCTTGTTACGTTTGCCATATTATTTAAGCCACTTATCTTGTCCTCTTAAAGTTTGTAAAAGTCTACCCGGATGTATGTTACTGATTCTTATCTTAGCATTCCTTAGCAAAGCACCCCTTCTTTTTCTAGCCCTGTTTACGACATACTCTTGTACATTAAGCTTTGAGTTTAGTATAGTGTACTCAATAGCAGCATAAACATAATCCTCAAATAGTTTATTTACAGAAACCTTAGAGTCGTCACCGTTCTCCATACCGTCAGACACATACTCAAGTATAACTAAATTATCTTTAATGCTTGAGCTAAAGTTTATTACGCCTGAATTTTTATCAATAGTGAACGTAGGATTAGCGTTTGCTGTCTCAGTGTTCAGACCAAACCTTGCACCTATAGCAAAGTCAAAGTACCAACACCCGTCAACATTGTATCCCGGCATCCCATTAAACTGAGAATTATTTTGGTCTAGGTAAACGCTTTTCTTTGTTCCTATAATTCTATCGTAGTCTATGTTAGAGAACTCAGGTCTGAGTATGTTACCGTCAACATCAAAGAGTATGTTACCCGTGTTGTCCTGAAGGTAAGCATTAGCCGTTTGAGTTTGAAAGTTTTCTGTCAGTGGGTAAAGCACACCGTCCTTGTACATAGATACCCTAACCCAATTGACATAATCAGGAGGCAATACGTACCTAAGGGATTCGTTTACATTAAGTTCTAAGACTTTTATTTCCTTGAACGCATCGTAGTTTAATTCCTGTATCGCACGCTTGGCGTGAAACAAAACCTTAAACCTCTCCTCGTTGTTTACTAAACTATGGTTGCCTGTGTACATCAACATGAAGTTATTAACTATGTCGTATAGGGATACGTATTGATACGAACCCCAATTTGCATCCTCAGGTGATAGACCATTATTTTCGTAGTACTGATATTCTGATATATATGCCATTATGCTTCTTCTTGATTATTTTGAGTTTCTTCCGTTTGTGCAAAATTATAAATCTCTGTCTCCCTAATAGACACCCCTGCGTACTGAAGTATTTTCATTACCAAGTCAGCCTCTGAATCTAATGCTAACTCAAAATCTTGGTAGTCAGCGTTAGACGCATCAAACGAAGGCTCACCATTAGTTAATGATATAAATGTCCAATTAGGGTCTTTAGGGTATCGTATATACTGAGACACTACCTGACCAATGGAATCTACCGTGTCAGGGTATACATCCAATGATACACTCTCTGTTGTGTATGCAGGAAACAAAATGCTTGGGCTTATTAATGTAGAGTTGTTAAGCATAGTAATCTTACTATGAGTTACCTTCTCAGCCTCATTCAACTGTGTTCCCTTCTTATATATTGCATAGTCCTGTGGTGCTGCATTAAAGGAAGTTCCCGTAACCGTAAGCTCAGTGTCTGAGTTTACAACCGTAACAGTAAGGTATTGAACGCCACCATTCTCTACCGCCACAATATCACCAACACTAACCGTTGATGTAAACGTAGCCGATGTGTCAATAACCTGATTCCCTCCAACTACATTAGATGTAGTAGTACCCTCGGTTAAAACTTCTTTATATACCAATACCTTATTTATAAGGTAGTAGTCGCTACCTGTTGTCGTAGGTGATGGTGTAAAGTACTTGCCTCCCACCTGATTGATTAAACCCTTTGTCTCTGAAAAAAGATTTAAATCCTCCTCTATTCCCTTTGTAATGTCTGCATAACCTGTACCTGACGTTCTAGCATTCTCTTTGTTTATCTGATAGTTGTATGCATAGAAATAACTCTCAAACAAGTCTAACTGTGCCTGCTTTGCAAACAGGTTGAAGTCAGATGGTGAAAGGTATCCGTAATTATTTTTATTAAGGACAGACAGAACTGTATTTCTAACTGTATTTATCATCGTGAATCTTTTCACAAAGATAAGTAAAAAAAAAAGGTGTCTGAAAACAGACACCCTTCCTTATAAAATTATACTTGACATTATCCCTCTAGTATACTCTCAAGCATTTTTAATGACTCAATACCTTCATCGCTTGTAAAGAATGATGCCACCATAAAGTACGGGTCTTCTCCGTAAGGTACGACAAGCATTCTCTTCTTGTTGGACTTAGTACTAAACCAAACCTCTTTTTTATTCTTCCTGAACGTAAGTAAACCCTCATCAAAGAATAAATGTATCTTAGCCTGAAGTTTTAGCATAGGGTCGTTGAGTACGTTAAGAAACTCTCTAGGTTCTTTTCTAGCAAAAACCAATACATCTCTCTTCAACTCTGCTGTTGAAACCTTTGACACATCCGTTCCAAATAGAACTCTAGAAATACTTTCAAGCATATCAATCTCAAGACCTCTTGCCGCTATTAGTGCATCAACCTCTTCATTTAAGTTGTCAATATCTTTTGTGGCATCCTGCTCCTTGTTTACCTCAACAAACTTTTTACCATTGAAAGGGTGGTAGTGTAAAAATTCTTGTAGTACAGGGTTTGTTCTTTCAACCCTTAGCATGCCATCAATAAAAATAACGGGGTCTAGAATAGCATTCCCATCCTGCTCATCCTCGAAGGGACTCTTTTGATTTCTAGCATAACGTAATGCACGGTTTAAATTCTTACTTTCATCAAAGTACATTAAAGGAAATCTTCTTGAATTTCTTGTTGGCAGCGTGTAAGATAAAGGTGCTGCATTCCTTGTTAGTTTGTAGACCTTGTCTACTATTGTTACTGTCTTTTTCATAATTAAATATTATTAGATTTAAAAAAAAAAGAGTGTGTCCCTAGAGACACACTCCTATTAAAATACATCTTACTCAGAGAATAAGAAGAAGTTGTTAGCACCTAGTGTACATACAGCTCTTTCTGAAAGGAAGTGTACTTCCATTGCATCAAGAGAGCTTGTCATAGCACCACCTGCTGAACCTGTAATCCACGTTTTGTAACGTCTATCTTCAGTTTCTGAAGCTCTGTAACGAACGTGTAAGAAAGGACGTTTAGCATTCTTTCCTAAGATTTGGTCATACACAGACGTTGAACCTGCAGGTACTAAGAGTCCATTAACTCTACCTGAACCTGCTGCACCTGACATATCGCCACGCATAGTTACATCGTTTAAGTATTTCCAATCAGACTTATAGAAGTCATAACCTCTTCGGAATCCGGTGAATCCTAAGTTTAAAGCCATGTCTTTGTCGTTGTCAAACAAACCAAAAGAAGCAAAGTTAGCAGCACCTGTATTACTGTAACCATTCAATCCTGCCAACATATCGTCAATACCGAAAGAAAAATCTCGGTCAACAAACAATACGTTTTCTTCGATAGCACCCTGCTTATCTAGTCGAGAAACAATAGTATCAAACTCAGTAAGAGTTGTAGGGAATCCACCGCCCCATACGTTTCCTCTGTTTTCTACTACATAGAATACTCCTTCAGAACCGTTAGCAGTTCCGGCATTGGCAACATTATCCATAGGCACTGCTTCAATCATTGCAGTCTCAAGATGGTCGTCAAAACGCAATCTTGTTTCGTGCTCAGACTTCAAATACCAAAGGTATCCGCTTGCACCGTTCTCTGTTGTTACTTCAACCCATCCAATCTGAGCCATATCAGAACCTGATACTGCGTACTTATCTTTAATGATAATTGGATTGTTCTGAAAGATAGAATCTTCAGACTCTAAAGAACCTTGCATTCCTTCAGTCCCTTTTGCAAACTCAGAACCGTAAATGAATACGCTTAATGTTTGACCCGCAGCAGGAACTTGTCCGCCTACCTCATAGTAAGCCACATCAAAAGTACCTGCAGCAGTATCAACCGCTGTTACGATAGCTTTGTTTGAGCCTGTACCTGCGTTGTCAGAAATCATAACCGTCTGACCTACACGTACTACAATGCTTGTAACTCCTGCATCCGACACAGTAATAGTGGCTATGTCAGCACCTGCAATAGCTGTAGTACTACAATTTACATACTTAGTATGTAGTCGTCCTTGTTCAGCCCATTTAATAAGGTCTGAGTTTGACGGCATTTCCGCTCCTACCATTCTTAGGAATGATGAGATTGTACGATTGCCGTAT